CGTGCACTGGTTCGCGTACGTGTGCGGCCTCGATCCGTGTGCGGCGTGTCTCGACAAGGGCCGGCATTTTCCTGATCCCGAGTGCCTGACCTGCGACGACTGGCGCACGGAAGGCCCGCACTGGCTGAAACCCAGTCCCAACCTCGGCGTGTCGCTGTCGTGGGCGTACGTGCGTGAGCTCGTGCAGCAGGCCAAGGGCCGGGCGGATGCCGTCTCGGATCTGCTGCGGTTCAACTTCTGCGTCTGGACGAGTACGCACACGTCGGCGTGGAACATGGCGAAATGGCACGAGAGCGGACGCCGGCCCGTGCCGGAGGCCGCGTTGATCGGCGCGCCGTGCTGGGGCGGCCTCGATCTCGGGCAGACGGATGACTTCGCGGCCTGGGTGCGCCTCTGGGAACTCGCCGACGGCCAGGTCGTCGTCAAGGCGCGGTTCTGGCTGCCGCGGGCCGCGCTCGCGCGCTATCCGCAGCGCCCGTACGTCGAATGGGAACGCGCCGGCCTGCTCGAGATCACCGACGGCGATACGACCGATCTGGATCTGATTGAAGACGCGATCCTCGAGGACGCGCGGCGCGACGGCGTGCGCGAGATCGGCTATGACAAACGCTTCGCGCAGCAGCTCGCGCTGCACCTGCAGGGCGCGGGCCTGACGATGATCGACACGCCGCAGGGGTTTGCCTTGAACGAGTCGATCAAGGACGTGGCGAAACGGATCGCCGATACGACGATCCTGCATGGGTCGCACCTGATCTTGACGTGGATGATGGATAACGCGGTCCTGCGCCAGGGCCGCAACCAGGAAGTCCGGCTCGACAAAGAGGCGGCCAAAGACAAGATCGACGGCGCGGTCGCGCTGGTGATGGCCAACGCCCGCCGGATCGTGAAGCCTGCCGCGCCGGTCTATCAGATGGTCGTGCTCGGCTGAAAGGGACGCCATGACCAAACGGCCACTCGGACGCCCGCCGCTCGACGCGACCGACCCGTCGGTGCGGGTCGGCTTGTCGCTCCCGGCGAAACAATTCGACGCCCTCTGTGCGCAGGCCGAGCGCGCGGCGGTCAGCGTGCCGGAAGTGATTCGTCGGCTGCTGGCCGAGGCGACGCCGGAGAATAAAACCTTAAAATAGACGCGCCGAACCGCCCAGGTGCACGCTAGCGGACATCACCATGTACCGTGGCGCCTGGGCAACGCTCGAGATCAAGGCGTTCGACGCCGAGCAGCGCATCATCGAAGGGATCGCGTCGACGCCGACCGCCGATCGCGGCGGCGACGTCCTGATCCCGGCCGGTGCGCAGTTCGTGCTGCCCATGCCGCTGCTCTGGCAACACGATCAGAAACAACCGATCGGCGAAGTGTTCGAGGCGTCCGTCACGCCGCAGGGCATCGCCATCCGTGCCCGCATCGCGCGCCTCGACGAACCCGGCGCGCTGCGCGACCGCCTCGAATCGGCGTGGCAGTCGATCCAGTTGAAACTGGTGCGCGGGTTGTCGATTGGCTGGAAGCCGATCAAGGCGAAGATGCTGCCCTCGGGCGGCCTCCACGTCAGTAACTGGCTCTGGGCCGAGACCTCGGCCGTCACCATTCCGCAAAACGCCGACGCCACGATTCTCGCCGTCAAATCCGCTGACCTGGCCGCGCCTGGCCGTCATCCGTCCCGCGTTAGGGACTTCCTCCCCATCGTGCGCGTCGACAAGGGCGCGCCTGCTATGGAATCCAAGACGATCCGCGAACAGATCACCAGTTTCGAGACCAAGCGCACCGCGCAGCAAGCGCGGATGACCGCGATCATGACCAAGTCGGCCGAGGCCGGCGCGACGCTCGACCAGGCTGAGACCGACGAGTACGACGGCCTGACCACCGAGGTCAAGTCGATCGATGCGCATCTCGGGCGCCTCCGCGACCTGGAGGCGACCATGATCACGCAGGCCACCCCGATCAACGCCGCGACCCCGGATGACGCCAGCCTGCAGCGCAGCCGCATGCCCATCATCTCAGTCAAGAGCAACCTGGCGCCGGCGACCGCCTTTGTCCGCTACGTGCAGGCGCTCGCCGCGTCGCGCGGCTCCACGCTGCAGGCGGTCGAGTACGCGAAACGCTGGCACGATTCGACGCCCGAGGTCGAACTGGCGCTGAAAGCCGCGGTCGCGGCCGGCACGACCACCGACGCGACCTGGGCCGGCCCGCTCGCGCCCCTGACGCCGCTCACGTCCGATTTCCTGGCCCTGCTGCGCCCGGCCACGATTCTCGGCAAGGTCGACTCGTTCTTCAAGGTGCCGTTCAACGTCTCGGTCGCCAGTCAGACCGGGGGCGGCACGTATCAGTGGGTCGGCCAGGGCGCGCCCAAGCCGGTCGGCAAACTGCAGTTCGGCACGATCACGCTGTCGATCCTGAAGTGCGCCGGCATCATCGTGATCACCGAGGAGCTCGCGCGCACCTCGACGCCCTCGGCCGAGGAAGTCATCCGGCGCGACATGGTCGCCGGGATCGCGGCGTTCCTCGATACCGAATTCATCGACCCGACCAAGGCCGCCGTCGCGGGCGTCTCGCCGGGCTCGGTGACCAACGGCGTCACCCCGATCACCACCGCCGGCACGTCGCCGGCCAACGCGCGCACCGACATCCAGGCGCTCGCCAACGCCATGACGGCGGCCGGGATTTCCACGGCCGGCGCGGTACTGATTCTCTCGGAGACCAACGCGCTCGCGTTGACCAACGCGCTCAACCCGCTGGGTCAGGCGCTGTTCCCCGGCATCGCGCAGGGCGGCGGCATGATCATGGGCTACAAAGCGGTCGCCTCCCAGGCGGCCGGCAACACGGTCGCCCTGGTGCAGCCGAACGCGATTCTCTACGCCGACGACGGCGGCGTGACCATCGACGTCTCGCGCGAGGCGTCGCTGCAGATGGACACGGTCCTCGACAACCCGCCGGTCGCCACGTCGCTGCTCACGTCGCTCTGGCAGATGAACCTCGTCGGCCTGCGCGCCGAGCGGTTCATCAACTGGAAGAAGGCGCGCGCCGGCGTCGTCCAGTACACGACCGCGACCTACACGGCCTGAGCCCATGCTGGTCGCGATGACGGTCCTGCGTGACGGGTACTGGGACGGCCAGTACCCGCGCGCGGGCGAGACGATTACGGTCGACGCCGACGTCGTCGCACAACTCGAAGGCGCCGGGTTCGCGATGCGCCAGACCCCGGCGCCGCCGGCCGCAGAGCCGGCCACGCGCCCTGCGAAAGGATCGAAACATGGCCGGTGAGTCCCTCGACGTCGTGGGGCGGACGTATCACACCGAGAACGGCGTCGAGCACCTCGAGGGCGAGACCTACGCCGTCACCGATCGCGAGTTGGCGGAAACGCTGCGCGGGATCGGGTTCGTCTCGATCGACGGCTGGACCGACGCCGCGCCCGGCGGCGGCACCGCGCCGGTGCTGACGAGCCTGACGCCGGCCAGCGTGGCGCTCGGTGCGCCGTCCTTCACGCTGCACGTGCACGGCACGGGGTTCGCGCCCGGCGCCGTGATCGTGTTCGCGGGGAAGGACGAGCCGACGACGGTCGTGTCGGACACTGAGGTGACCACCGGCGTCGATATGAGCGTCTGGGTGGGGCCTGATCCGGCCGTGCCCGTCGTGGTGCGGGGCGCCGATGGTGCGGTGAGTAACGGCCTCGCGTTCGCCTTCACCGCGGCCCGGCGAGGCTGATGGCGAGCCTCCGGCTGCAGGTGTTCGGCCGCGGCCTTGAGCTCTCGGCGAAACAACTGACCGCGCCCTACAGTCCCGGCACCGCGCGCGGCGGCTGGTGGCCGCTGGTCGTGCGCGAACCCTACGCGGGCGCCTGGCAGGTCAACGTCGAAGGCCGCCGCGACGTGATCCTGCAGTACGCGCCGGTGTTCGCGTGCGTCACCCTCATCGCCCAGGACATCGGCAAACTGACCCTGCGTCTCGTCGAGGAAAACGACGACGACATGTGGGAGGAAACCTCGTCGCCGGCGTTCTCGCCCGTCCTGCGCAAACCGAACCGCTACCAGACCACGACCAAATTCGTCGAGCAGTGGATC